AGCGTGTCCACGAGCGCCAAAATGTTTTGCTCCTTGCCGTCTTTGTCCAGACCCGGCCCGAATTGCAACTCGCCCCCAATGCAGCGATCCCCGCCCACCGCGCCGTACGCGGCGTCGATGAAGAACACGCTCGTTCGCTTCTCGCCTTTCCAGACAGGTTCCTCCATCGCGCCGAATTTATGACACATTTGTCGGGTGATGACGCGCCTCAGCCCTTGGCCGCGCGGCATCCGACCCTCGTTCATCATCGTGAACTGGATCGAATCGCGGCCGTAGAACTTCACGTCCGCGTCGATTTGCGCTTGCGTAATCAGCGGAATGCCGAGCTTTCCGTCCAGATTGGGAGAATCGCTGCCGACGAGTTGAACACAAACGCCACGATCAAACCGGGTTGGCCACACCTTGGTTTTCGGGGTCTGGTCAATGCCGCCATCCCACCCGCCAATTTCGGCTGACGGCTCGCAGACGATTCCAAGCGCGTCAGTCGGCTCCTTTGGATTCCCTAAAACGATGCAGATGAATGTCTCATTCTTGTTCAAATTGGAGATCGCATCGACGTACACCCTCGGCATCAGGCTTCCTTCATCACACACTAAAACGACGATCTTGTTCTTGCGTCCCGCAAAAGCGCCGAGTCCCTGGAATCGGTCCCCGCGTTTTGCGGGAACGCCGACAATTCCGTTGCGGAAGTCCCGGCCTTCATCGTCGCCAGACTTTCGGGCATCGGTGACAATCCTTAATCGGGATTCAATCAGGTGTCCGGGCACGTCGTAAACTTGCTTGGCCGACTTGTGACACCGCTTGATTTCGCCCAAGATTCTATCCTCCAAGGTTTCTCGTTCCGTTGAGGAAACGATCACCGTACAGCATTCGGGCCAGCAGTAATAAACCATTCTGGCGAAGTCGGCGGCTTCCCTGCTTTTCCCCGAAGAAGCAGGTCCAATCACCCCTATAATCCGATGCTCGGTGAAATTCTTAAGCAGCAAATCATTCCACTTGTGCCAGACCTTCAGCGGGTCAAGAAGTTGCTGAAGGCGCTTGTAATGGAAGAACAGGCCGTTGCCCGCTGTCTCGCCGTTCTCTTTTCCCCAAGTGCCGCCCCATCGGATGCACTGCATTTCGACGGCGATGTCGAGCATCAGCGCCGGCCAACGCTCGTTGTAGAGCAGTTTTATGGATGGATCACTTCTAGGCATTCAGTAAATGCAGTCGGCGATGATGGAACCGACAGAACCATCTGACTTCGGTTGGCTTTGAATAATCGTCGTGGTGAAGTTCAGCGTGTTTCCCGCACACTTCACAGCCCTCTCGCTTGATCTTGCCGCGTTTGACGTACATGTGCGCGTAGGCTCGCGCGTTCATTTTTAGCCGCTGGATTTTGGTCAGTGGATGTCTGGCTAGGTAATCCCTCTGACATTTGGCGTGGCACTTCAAGCAATAGCCTCCGCTTTTCCGCCTTGGATTTCCGCATTTGCACTTATTTGAGGTCTTTCGCATCTCTGATTGTTTACCTAGTACTCCATGTGGAGCAATCCCAAATTCGACACCGGCAAAGATTGCCATAGACGAGAACATATTGCCGTGTAAGGTTCAAATCAATGGCGGCAAACGGACTGCGACTCGTTACAGGCCAAATGGATTTCAGCGGTGGAATCAATTCCGGTCGCGTCACAACCATCGCTTCGCCCTCCATGCCCTACGGCCTCAAGCCGAACCAGCTTGCTTGGGGAACGAACATAACGGTGCGCGGCGGCGGCGTGCGGAGCCGCACGGGACAAAAACCGCTGGTGCAGGGGGCGAAGTGGAGCGGGCTTTACCAGGGCGGCTACCGTTACGAACCGGACTTTGCGTTCCCATATTTGATCCTGCAAATCGGCGGACGCATCTATCAGGTCCGGGTGGATACGGACAACTCGGTCCACGATCTCTCGGCGCAGTTTGGAAACCTGAAGCAGCCGTCAACGGTGGATCAGGCGTTCATGCGTCAGGGAGAACAATTTCTAGTGATGCAGGCCGGTGACAATATCACCAACCCGCTTTTTTGGGATGGAACCACATTGACACGCTCAAGGGGTTTCATCGGTCCGGGCAATCCGCAAAACCAAATTCCCCCCGCAACAGCGATGGACTACTATCAGGGCAGGCTTTGGTACGCGATTGGCAGGAGATTCATCGCCGGAGACATCGTGGGTGGACCGTCCGGCAGCCTGCCATTTCAGAAGCGCGATTCGATCCTTAACGTCACCGAGAATCCGGTTGCATCGGCAGGCGATTTCTTCACCGTTCCGTCCAACGCGCTCAACATTCGGGCGATGTGGCATCCAGCCGAACTTGACACGACGTTGGGCCAAGGCCAATTACTCATCGGAACGCCGCGCTCAATTTACCGTCTCACTGTTCCCGTTACGCGCGATGACTGGACCAAGGCAACGGCCAACAACACTCCATTTCAAACCGTGGCTCAGATTCGGTATGGTCCGGTAGGCGAACGGAGCATTGTGCTGGCCAACGGCGACACGTTTTACCAAACGCTTGAGCCGGGCATTCGGTCCCTCGTGTACGCGGTCCGGTATTTCCATCAGTGGGGAAACACTCCCATCTCCCGACCCGAAAATCGAGTTCTGGCCTTTAACGACCGGAGCCTCCTTCGGTTCTCCAGCGGCATCGAGTTCGACAACCGCCTCCTACAGACTGCGCTCCCGTATCAAACCCCCGTGGGCGTCGCGCATCGTGGTCTCTTGCCGCTGGACTTCGATTTGCTCAATGAAATTGTCGATACTGACGCACCCGCCTGGGAAGGGATGCTCGAAGGCATTCAAATCCTGCAAATGTTCGAGGGCGATTTCGGCGGGCTGCAACGGGCGTTTGCGGTGGTGGTCTCGGACCTCAACGGCCAGATCGAAGTGTGGGAAATGACGAACAGCGACCGCTTCGACAAGATGGTCGGGAACGACGGCAACCGCATCAATTGGTTCATCGAAACGCCGTCATACACTTGGGGCGATCCGTTCAAACTCAAGGAGCTTGACACCGTCGAACTCTGGATCGACAAGTTGCTCGGCACGGTGAACTTCAAGATGCAGTACCGGCCCGATCAGCACGCCTGCTGGATCGACTGGCACGAATGGAAGGAATGCAGCGCCAAGTCGTGCGAGGAAGATTTGGATTCGGTGTCGTGCTCGGTCGGCTATCCGAGCCAGCCGTTCTGCGAAGATTTCAAGGCGACGATGACGCTGCCGAAGCCGCACCCAAGCTGCATCAAAACGAGCGGCAGACCTTCCACTCAGGGCTATCAATTTCAGTTTCGACTCAATATCAAGGGATGGTGCCGGTTGCGCGGTTTGCTCCCGTACGCTTGGCCGATAGAATCGGAGCCTTTCAAGGGACTTGTATGTTAGCGACGGGCATGAAAACCTAATCAAACCAAAGTGACCGCCGTCTGTCCAAACAAATCCCCGCCCGCGTGTCCGTGTGCGGACGCATCGCCCGTGGCGAACTTCAGCAGCGAAAGGCCCGATCAGGACGTGTTCATCTCGAACGTGTTTTTCGACGGGCAGCAAGACCTTGGATTGAACCAGATTTTCGATCAATTGAGTTGTCTCGGCATCTGCGAATCGACCATCAGCCAGGAAGCGGCGGACGATTGCGCGCGGCAACTCGCGCAACTCTGCGCGTGGACAACGTGGCGCAATCAGCCAGGATTCACTGGACGAGCGCCATTCCGACGAGGGACGCCAATCCCGATTTTCTTCAACACGTTTCAATCGTGCAACGTCACTTGCCCGGACGGCACGGTCTTTGGATGGACCATTGGTGCGGGCACCGTTGCCGGTCGCTCGCAACAAGAAGCTGACGATCTCGCTCAGGAATTGGCCTGTCAACGGGCGCAGAAGCATCGGGTCTGCCTGACTCCAAACCTTGCCCCAGCCTGCGCGTTCAATTCCTACTTTTCAACCATCACCGCGACTGGCGACCTCGCGGCAGCCCCGAACGCGAGTCATTGGGCGATTGTGAACGGGGCGCTCCCGCCCGGATTGACCTTTAACGGAGGCGATGTCAGTGGCGGACAGGTCACAATTACCGGGGTGCCGTTAGTCGGCGGGACATTCGACTTTGCCGTTCAAGTCACATTGTCTGATGGCGTTACGCTGACTAAGAGCTACGAGATTGCCGTCGCATTCAACACCAGCCCGGTTTTCCTGCCCGATGCTTCCGTGGGAACTCCGTACTCGCAGCAATTGACGATTGGGCCGCTGCACGATGCCACTACGGAGAAGTGGACCGTGAGTTCGGGTGCGTTACCTGCGGGAGTCACGCTTTCGCCAGCAGGTCTGTTGAGCGGCACGCCAACTGGACCGGACGGGACACTGGCGACTTTCAGCGTGCAAGTAGCGGCGTTGTTTCCCGGCAATCCGCTGCCGTGCAACTGCACGTTTGGTCCGCTGACTGTCCAGATTGGAGGCTGCGGCCAGACCGGCGCGGCGATCCCGACTGACTTCACCCAAACCCCACCGGGCAGTATCGGAACGTTCACTGTTCTACCGAACGGCACTATCATTCCTGTGACTGCTAATGGCGGCATCGGAACTTATCAGGCGATTTATCGCGGCGGGACAATTAAGGGCACTGCGACTGCGCCGACTTGTTTTAATCTATTCACCTTTCCACACGGATTTGTTGCGAATTATGGTGGAGGCAGCATTTCGATCTCTGACACGACGGCCCACATGCCTGGGCAGGATTGCGGCGTCAATCAAGCGGTGATCGAAAATTTGGTTCCGATTGGAAAAGTGTACTCGTTCACCCCATCGGTTCCTGGAGCAATCAATCTTCAATGGTCATTAGATGGCACGCAATATGTCTGCGGCGATACCTGTCCGAGTTGGGAAATCATATCGCCACGGGTGCTTATAGATCAGCCGGTGAATCTGAGAATTCACAATTACCTCGTCCCAAACATGAACGGGGATGATTTCAATGACCTGATTGCCAATGGTAATTGTCCGAGTGCGACCGTTCACCCGCTTTTTGCGACTTCAACGAAGTGGAACGGATCGTTCGGCGGTACGGTTCCTCCGAACAGTGTGGGAAGTCATGGCGACTCGTACTCGGCAGCCACATTCATCGACCAGACATCATACGTCGTCGCGGATAAAATAATAATTGGGGACGGTTTCTTTTTGGACCTGGTGATTGTGCAGGGGCCGGTGCTTGGAAGCTTCATCAACGGCGAAATGTTCAATTTCGGATTCGGCTTCGGCACCTTGCCGGCCAATCAGAACTTTTGGTACTTTAAAATCACATCGAACAGCCAACCCGGAGTTAAGCCGGGCACACCGACATTGATTTGGGCCGGTGTCAAGTCGTACGGACAGACTTCACTTGGTCACTACTTGACAATTGCCAACTGCAACCCTAACGCTCCGCAATGTTTGACGATTGAAGAAGCGATTTGACCTATGCCGCGACGCGCTCGCTTAATCGACTACCGCACTTCGCGGGGGCCGCAAGTAGTCGGCCTTTGCCAAGGCGACATCGCGGGTTGCGCTCAAATTATCAATTCTGCCCAATCCAGATTGGTTCTCGCGCGGGAGGCGGGCGACACTGGATGGTACGGGTCATGGGCGCGGATGGTGTTCAACGTCGCCACGCCGAATACCACCATCACCACGCCGCGTTCAGTCGCCCGCTTGGAGCGGATGGACCTGTGCAATCATGCGGTCAAGATTCAGAACGAGTTTTATGAGTTCCTGGATTTCAGCCGCGGTCTTGAGCCAAAGACATGTTGCAACCTTTTGGAGACGTACGAACGCGGCGTGTTCCCAACCTTCTCGGACATAGTGCCCGGCAACAAGATCGTGCGGGCGTTTATCACCGACATTGATGACGCCGGACGGCGCGTGCTTTACCAAGGCACGGACCAAAACGGCGTGACGATTTATAGCGCGGACGGACTGAGCAATGTGCTTGGCATCTTCGTTGTATTGGGGAGTCCGTTCGTCGATTCGCCGATGCAGATTACGGGTCTGACGGGGATACAAAAGGACGTGACGAAAGCGCCTGTCCAATTCTTCGAGGTCGATGTC